GGTACATTTCCACAAACCGAGTTGGAATAGGGGGGTTCACCCAAAAAAACAACAATCCTGTTAAGATGCCGCCATGACAAATCGACTTCCACCTGAATTGCACCTTGTACACGGCACAAAATCCGCGCACAAAGGCGGCGCATTGCCTGAATCTGTTCGCAAGCGTGTACCAAAAGCCGAATGGCTAGACAACCCTGACGCATGGGACAGAAACGCATTTGTTGCTGAAACGTCTGAGTTTCTCTGGGAAACATATGGCATTGGCTCTGACCAAGACAAACACGTTTTAGCGGCACTTGCAAACCAAATGGATATTTACATCAAATGTATGAAAGGCGTTGCCAAAGGCGGCATCATTACGCAATTCAACAACGGCGCAACTGTTGGCCCAAACCCGTTTTTAACTGCTGGTGACAAAGCGTTAAGTCGTGCGATTGTTTTAATGAATGAACTTGGTTTAACACCTCGCGGTCGCCTTGCTACCAATAAGCAAGAAGGCGGCAAATATTCGCGACTGCTTAACGGCCCATGAATTACGAAGATGGCATCATGTATGCCGTGGATGTTGCCAAAGGCAGAATTCCAGTTTGTCGCAATGTACGCTTGGCTTGTCAACGATTTTTAAATCAACTAGAAGACCGCGCATGGGCTTGGGAATTTCATATTCCTTACGTTGAGCATTTTTTAGAATTCGCTCAAACACTGATACACACCAAAGGCCCAGACGCTGGCAAGCCGTTATTGCTTGAACCGTTTCAGCTTTTTATCATTTGCGCCATTTATGGGTTTAGAAACAAGCGCGACCCAAAAACGCGCATGGTCACTGATGTCATTGTGTTTATTCCGCGTAAAGCAGGAAAATCTACGCTGACCGCGGTCATCGCTTTGTATGAACTGCAATGGGGCGAAGCTGGCGCAGAGGTTTACACATTGGCAACCACACGCGACCAAGCAAGCATTGTTTTTGATGCTTCTAAAGGTTTTGTGGAAAATATGCCACACGATGTTGCAATGCTTTACAACGTACAGCGAAATCAAATAACCAAAACAGGCGACAGTCAAACCAAATTTAAAGCGTTAAGCCGCGACACCAAAAAGACAGGTGACGGCATGAATCCATCCTGCGCCATCATTGATGAAGCCGCACAGATTGTGGACAGAAACGCTATTGAAGTTTTGCATTCGGGCATGGTTGCGCGTAAAAATCCATTAAGGGTTTACATCACCACAGCCAGTTTTACAAAAGACACCAAGTTTTTTGAAGATATGCAGATGCTGGAAAATATGCTGACGGGCGAAGCCACCGACAATCCGCGTTGGTTCGGTCTGCTATATGGGCTTGACCCTGGCGATGATTGGCGAGATTCAAAAACATGGGCAAAAGCTAACCCGATGCACGGCATTAGCGTTTATGAAGATGCGATTGCTGAACGCGCAGAACAGGCAAAACACAAACCAGCCGCACTGAATGAATTCCTTTGCAAGACGCTTAACATTTATGTAAGTGCAAACTCTGCTTGGCTTGACCGTGAATATTGGGATGATGACCGTGCGCTAATTAAAACAGAACGCGCACCAGAATCGGTTTATATTGGTTTTGACTTGGCGGCAACCCGCGACTTGAATGCTGTGTGTACGCTGAAACGATTTGCTGATGATGACTATGAAGCTGAATTTAAATTCTTTTTGCCTGAAGATGGTTTAGAACTTGTGCCAAAACATTATTCTGATATTTTTAGGGTTGCAGTTAACAGCGGCATTTTGCACATCACGCAGGGCAATGTGATGGATGACCGTGAAATCAGTGATTACATCATTGGGCAAGCCGCCAAATACGATGTTAAGGAAATTGGATTTGACGCATACAACGCCGCCAGTTTGGTTGCGCGGTTACATGAAGCTGGTTTGCCTGTTAAGAAAGTCGGGCAAGGCATGGCGGTGTTAAGTAACCCAAGCAAGCACGTTGAAAAGCTGATTATGAATTACGGTGTTAAGCATGACGGCAATCCATTTGTTGGATGGCAACTTGGGAATTGCGAAGTCTATGTGGACGTAAATGGTAATGTTAAGGTGCGAAAAAATGAAAATGACAAATCTGCCAAGGTTGATGGCATAATCTCGCTCATCATTGCGATGCACTGTTCACTGGACAATCCGACAATGAGTGGTTTTGGATTCCGCACTTTTTAAAGGTGAAACATGGGAATTTTTGATAGATTCATTGGCAAAGGTAAAGATTCCAAAGAATCCAATACACTTTTTGGTCAAACTGCGCTTGGTAACAATATCGTTTACCAAGGAAATAATAAGAATGCGACAGTAAATACGCAGATTCTGTACGTCACAACTGCCAGTAGCACCAATGCTGGTCGGCCTGTTGATACGTCAATGCTTACGCGAAACAGCACAGTGATGTCATGCGTGGGTGCAAAGGCAAGAGCAATGTCTCAACTGCCTATCAACATCATGGCATTGGCTGAAGATGGCACATACGTCAACGCATTAACTGACCCATCAGTAGGTGTACGCGATAAAATCAAAGCCAAGCAAGTTTATTCTTTGCTGACAACACCAAATAATTTTCAGAGTGCCTACGAATACTGGTATCAATGGATGATGTGGCATGAGCTTCTCGGTGAAGCGTTCACGCTGTGGTGGAGAAAAGACCAGAACGACCCAACACAGACACCGCTGGAAATGTACGAATTGGACAGCACGTTAATTGCGGTCACCATCACGCCCACACGTTACCCAAGCTATCGCCTGTCAACGCCAAGCTACGGCTTTAACAAAGAAGAACCACTTGCGGCGCATCAAGTTATGCACTGTAAGGATATGGCATGGCAGGGTTCAGCGGGTTTTAATAAAGGCATATTGGCGGCTGAACTTGTTGGTCTTGACCAAGACATTGACCTGTACGCCAATTACGTCATGCTTAATGGCGCAAAGCCAAGCGGAATGTTCATCACTGAGAATGTGATTCCAGATGCCAAGTACAAAGAAATTTCCGCACGACTGAAAGAAGCGTGGTCAAGCATGGTCGGCAGTCAGCAAACGGACAAAAGCAAGCCGGGTCAAGGAATGTTGCTTGACCAAGGCATGAAATACGAACCGTTGAAAATGTTAAGTTTGCAAGACACTGACCTTGCCAATTTAAAGATGCAGACCATGAAACGCATTTGTGGTTTGTACGGCGTACCACCCGCAATGCTTCACATTGGCGACCAGAAATATAACAACACGCAGACCATGCTGGATGAGTTTTACAAATCCACCATGTACCCAATCATTGTTAACGTACAGCAAAAACTCAAGGCATCATTGTTCAAGGGTTACCCAAATCTGTGCGTGCAATTTGACACGCAAGATTTCCTTAAGGGCGCACCACTTGACCAGATGAATTATGTTACTGCTGGTGTTGATGCTGGCATCATGACACCCAATGAAGCGCGTGAATATTTGGGCAAACCAAACATAGATGGTGGCGACAAATTGGAAAAATCGGGTGGTAAATCTGGTCAAATTGCTGGTTCAAGCCCACAGGACACCGGAGGCGGTGGCGGCAATCAAACCAAGAAGATGAACATTGGCAAATAAAATGACTACCATTTTTCAAAAAGTGGTAGGATTATTGGAAGATTACAAACCTAGAGGGAAGCCGCTTCGCGGCAGACCGCCCAAAACAATACAAGACATTGACCGAACAAAAGTCGATGAGGTAATTCATGACAAAAAACTTGATGATGGTTTGCGAAGCGAAACTGGTAACAGAAGCACCGGACGCAAACAAAGAACCAACTGGCAAGATTGAAGCGCGAGTCACCACATGGGGCGCACGTGAAGGCGCAGATGGTCGCAAATTTAATTATCAGCCCGAAGGCTTCATGGATTGGGCAAAGTCATTCAGCACAGAGGGAAAACCACTGCCGATGTTTTTGAATCACGCCGCTGATTCAATGCCTGTTGGCGAATGGCATTCATTTGAGTTTGATGATGATGGCATGACCGCATCAGGTCGCCTGTACATGAACACCACTTCTGGTTCTGACCTGTATCAAATCATGACTGAATCGCCCAATATGTTTGGCGGTGTTTCAATCGGTGCATACGCTGAACAATACCAATGGGTAAAAGAAGATGGCACACCCATGACTGTTGGCAGTGATGACCCTTATGAAGATGGTTATTTTCAAATCACCAAAGGCGGCTTGCGTGAAGTCAGCGTGGTGATGTACCCGAACAACCCACAAGCAGAAGTTTCTAAGTTGGAATATTTCCGCGAAGATGGTTCTGCCAATTTAAAGAATTTGGAAAAGGCTCTGCGCGAAGCAGGGATTTCCAAAAAAGATGCGGTCACTTCCGCATCTGTATTCAAGAAAGTTTTGGAATTGCGTGAAGTAATCCAAACACCTATTGAAACTGCGCCACAACAGAGTGAGTCCGATGTGGATGTGACCGAAGCTGACATTCTCAAAGCATTAGAAATGCGCGAGTTGTCTAAATCCCTAGATAAACGACTGAAAGGTTAATCATGTCCCAAGCAATCATTGAGAAGCTGGACGCTATCGAAGCTAAACAAATCGAAGCAGTCTCAGCAGTAGAAGCAAAAATCCCTGAAGCTATTGCCGCCGTGCAAGCTGAAATGGCTGAGAAATTCTCTGCCTTTGAAGCAAAACTGGCAACTGTTCAAGCACCCGCAATTATTCGCGCACCAGCCAAAACTGTTCGCAGTGATGTCAATCGTGCTGTGAAAGAACAAATTGCAAACTATTACAAAAATGGTCGTGCAGTTGAAAAAGAACTGAAACTGTTTGAAGATGAAAGCCAATACGATGCGTACTTGCGCGAAGCCTCCGCATTGACTGCTGGCGGTAATAACCAAGGTGGTCGTACAGGTTATGACCCTACGTTTGTTGCTCTGCGTCTGGCTAACCCTATGCGCGGCATTTCTCGCACTGTTGCTACTGATGGTTCTTCATATCAGTTCCGCATCAAAACGGGTAACGCTGGCGCGGCTTGGGGATATACCATCCAGAACAACGGCTCAACTACCACTGAAGACACTTCAATTTGGCAACTTGTGTTGCAAGATTTGAACGTCCAATTCCCAATTCGTACAGCCGCGCTGGATGACATTGATGGTTTGGAAGCAAACGTGGTCGATGATATGTTGGTCGAGTTCTCACAGAGCGAAGCCCTGTCAATGGTGCAGAATAATGACCAAGCGGCAATGTCTGGCACTAACCCCTACGGCGGCACAAACGGCTTGCGTGGTCTTGACCAATACGCTGGTTCAAATGCTACCTACACAGGCGGCACAAGTTCTGTAGCGGCTTTGGGTACATCAGGCACAGGTTCAACCACAGGCTTGCACAGCTTGGCAACCTATGACCAGTTGACATCAAACGTGAACACTGTTGGCGCAAATGCCATCCAGTACAAAGACGTTATCAACCTCATCTACGCATTGCCACAGCAATATTGGACACCGAACGCTAAGTTCATGGTCAATCCAATTTTGGCTCAAGCAATTCGTGGTCTGCAAGACACCAATGGTCGCCCAATCTTCAATTCAGTTGAGTCACTGAATCCTGATGGCATCATCGGTCAACTGTTGGGCTTTGATGTTGTAATGAACAAGTACTTGGACAACCCGTCACAAGCCACCACAGGCTCTGCTGGCACTAACAGCTTGTACCCTATGTACTTCGCTGATTGGAGTCGCTTCCATACAATCGTAGACCGTTTGAATATGGTTATGCGCCGCTACGACCAGACAGCCCCCGGATTTATCACGTTCTATGGTGAAAAGCGTTTGGCTACATCTGTGCGTGACCCGAATGCTGGTGTGCGTTATCGCTCTACTGGCACATCAACCTGATTGTTGCCTTGGGTGGGGGCGTTTTGCCTCCACCCTTTTTTCTGCAACCTTATTTGGAAACACCATGAGCATCACTGAACGAATCCTGACAGGCATTAAACAGACTTTAGAAACAGGCGACAAAATCAATATTGATTTGCGCGAAGCATCTGCCCTTACAGGTTCAGGCAGTAATGTTGGTGGACGCACATTATTTGATGACGCATTTGCGGCATTGCGTTTTGCAAATCCTATTCGCCAAGCGGCAAGAACTGTTGTTCGCTCTGGACAAAGTGCGGTGCAGTTTGTTGCAAAAACTGGTAACGCAACCACACAAGCAAACCCTTGGGGCTATACGTTCACGCCTGACAGCGGAACACCCGGCACAGACACAAGCATTTGGCAGTTGCCTACTCGCGTGATTACGGCACAGTTGCCTATTCGCAGTGCGGTGTTGACTGATGTAAATTATTTAGATGAAACTTTGGTTGAAGATTTGGCGGCTGAGTTTGGTGCGGCTGAAGCTGAATCCATGATTATCAATAACGACCAAGCTGGCTCAACTACCACCACAACAGGTGGAACAAACGGCTTGCGCGGTTTAAATATGTACACCAGCGCGGCGGCTTCGGCTTTTGGCACAAGTGGCACAGCAATCACAAACGGCATCCACAGCATTGCAACATATACACAAGCGGGGGCGGCAGTTGCTTATACTGACATCACCGATATGGCGCGTTTGTTCCCTGCTCAATATTGGACACTGCCCGGCACAGCATGGATGATGCACCCGCAGACAATTCATGAACTACGCAACTTGGGCGCGGGAACTGCAATCAAGCAATTTGCTGAAGTCGGTGATGGCGATGGAGGTGCTGTTGTCTATATCTTTGGATTCCCTGTGATTCCAAACCCGTATATGCAAACCACAGGTTCAGGAAAATTCAACATCTATTTGGCGAACTGGCCTCGTTTTGTCACCATTGCTGATGTGGAAGAAATGACCATTCAAGCGTTTGACCAGACTGCGCCCGGTTTCATCACCCTATACGGCGAGAAACGTCTTGCAAGTACTGTGCGCGACCCGTTTGCTGGCATTCGTTTGGTTGGTGTCTAAAAATGCCTGTTGACCAACTTGGCTATTTAAACATTGGTGCGCCGACCCGCAATCCATTCAATTACGAAAAGATTGAACAGATTGCGCGGGATAACACGACCGCATGGTTGACGTTGGCTGAAATACGCCAACAGTTAAACTTGTTTGGTGACACAAGTCAAGACACATACCTGAGCAGTCTGGAATTGGCAACTCGCCAAGCCATTGAAGATTATTTAGGCATGAGCATTTTTGCCACAAGCTATCGGGTGTATTACAACGCGGCAAGTTTGTACGGCACACCTTTATCTTTGGATTTGCCAGAGGTATCGCAGAACAATTCCACTCCAGCAAGCGGCGTGACCATCACGAATGTTAAGTATTACAACGATGCAACACCGCCTGTTTTAACGACCGTTGACCCTGCAACATACTACTACGACAACAGCGGCAACAAAGTAGTCTTGCAGACGCTACCAAGCGATTTAAACAGCAATATGACCAGCCCTGTGTCATGCGAATATGTCGCACCCGCCAACCCGATTGCCGCATATCAAGTTGTTAAGCAAGCTGGATTGCTGTTGTTCACGCACCTGTACAACAATCGAAGTGATACAACCGATGGAAATGCCAAGCCGATTCCTTTTGGCGTGGCTACATTGCTTCGCAGTTACAAACCACTTGTCATGTGAGGTAAAACATGGCAATCGCACGATTTGAAAACATTGCGGTTAACACTTTGTCGTTTAGCGCAAGTGACTTTGGCGAACAAAGCACAACACAAACGCTTTGGTTTAACACTCGCGCAAGGGTTCATTCCGTGGCAAATCATGTAAAGATTGCCGACAAATACCGTGTGTATTCGGACATTGTGCAAATGACTTTGAACTACACGCCCAATTTGAAAATCATCATTGACAATCAGAATGCTTATTCAATTACTTGGCGCGGTTTTGATTGGCGAATTGACAATGTGCGTGAAGCGGATGACCGCATGACCGCCATGCTTATGTGTGTACGCAATGACCCTGTGGTGGCTGTCTAATGGCTACACAACAGAATCCGGTTCAATATGCCAAGGCAATTCAGTATCAACTAAACAGCATTGTCACGCCTGTGCCTGTGTACGCAACCTTTAACCGAAATTTTGCGATTGAACCAAAGTTTCTAACTTGGATGTTAAGAAATGTTCACCAAGAAGTATTTACTGGACAAACTCAATCAAATAAAAGCATTGACCGTCCGACTTTTCAAATCAGTATTTTTACGCAACAAATAGAAGATGGTTTCACAATTTCCAATCAGATACTACAATCCTTGCATGGGTTTAGCGGTTTGTTTGGTGGTGCGACCAATGGCTTTTGGATTGCCAAAGCAGATGTGACTTGGCTCTACAACAGCTACGACAACGATGACAAACTGGCGCAAGTCTTTCTAGACTGTACGCTTGACATACCAGTATAAGACAAGTTCAGCAATCAATCGGAAGGAAACAAAATGCCTTTACCAGTCAAAGTTTTACCGGGTTTTACGGCATCGCTGTATGTGCAACCCACATCAACACCAACACCATTGACCACCGCACAATTGTCGTTGATTGCAAGCGTTTCTCCGCTTACTATTACTGGCAATTTGTTAACAGTGGAAGCTGTGCCTGTTTTTGGGCAGGATGATGCAGTCGCTTCATTCGGTGTTGCTGGCTCACGCCAATCGGACAAGTTGCCGACACAAAGCGCACCAACTTCAATGACAATTACTGTTGCTTGGAATCCAAGCGATACAGTGCTGTTATTGATACGCGCTGACGCATATAGCGGCCTCATAGACCGTACTTATGTGGTTCAAGCTACCGATGGCACAGGAACGGTCAATTACGCCTTTAATGCTCGCGTAGGGCAGTTCCAGATTGATTCGCAACCGGGTGCAGAAGCAAAAGCAGTTTTTACTTTGCATCCCCGTGGCAATCAGTATGGTTGGACAAACACCGCTTAATCAGGAGAATCAAACATGGCATTACCATCAAAAGTTTTACCCGGTTTTGTTGCATCAATGTGGATGCAGACATCAGCTTCACCGTTCACCACTGCAAACTTGGCGGTGTGGACAGCGCAAGTCGCAACATTGGTTGGCACATCCGCTGGCGGTACAGGCGCATCAGGTACAGCCTTGGCAACGATTGAGGCAGTCCCTGTCTTTGGTCAGGATGACGCGGTAGCGAGCTTCGGCGTTGCTGGTTCACGCCAAAGCGACAAATTGCCAACGCAATCTGCACCTACATCATTGACCATTACAGCCGCTTGGAATCCATCGGACGCTGGCTTGTTGTTGGTTCGTGCTGACGCTTATTCTGGTCTTGTTGACCGGACTTATGTGATTGCGGCTTACGATGGAACGAACACTGTGGCTTATGCTTTTAATGCTCGTGCTGGTCAATTCCAGATTGACTCACAGCCCGGCGCAGAAGCAAAGGCTGTGTTCACCCTCCATCCTCGCGGCAACCAGTACGGCTGGAGTAACTCCTAATGAAAGTCGCTGACGCTGTTGAAGTGTTGGCGACCACTTACCAATCCTTAGATGCAGTGGCACAAGGGTTGGAAGTGAAAGCCAGTGAAGTGGCAACGGCTCTTGCCAAGGCAAAACCTGACACCGTGGAGTTTGTTTGTTTAACAGTACTTGCACGATACAACCCTGCTGTTGAAACGCAAACAGACACACCGGAATAAACATGACAGACACGACAATACAGAACACGCAGGACTTGCTAAGTTTTCTTGTTCAACAAGCGGATACACGCAAGGATTGGTTTGGGTTCACTCAGCAAAAAATGACTGCCGTAAGTCTCGCGCATGAGATTGCGGCGCGTCATGCTGACAAAATGACACCTGATGAAGTGGTGGAATACGCCAAAGAATTAAATGAATTATTGTTCCATCGCTTGATTAAACCCGGCGCATGGAGAATTTGAAATGGCAACAGTCAGTTTCAAAATAGAAGGTTTAGATAATGTTTTGCGTAATTTTGAAGAAATTGCAGAACAAATTGGCGACAAAAAAGCAACCAGCAAAGTGCTTGTTCCTGCTTTGCGTGAAGCCATGAAACCTGCTTTAAATGCTATCCGTAGTAGAGCACCAAAAGACACAGGCGCATTGGCAAATAATTTATGGATTGAAGCACGCCGACCAAACAAGCGCGACAAGCGTTCTTTGTATGTGCGACCGGGTGATACAACCATTGCATTGGTCACTACAAAAGCGTTTCCTAAAAAACTAAAAAAGAAGTTTTATGCCGACAATGCGGATATGACATCAGCACAAAGGGCAAAAGCATTTAAAAAGTTTGCTTTGTCAACTGGCTTCCCTTATGATGCAAGGGCAGTTGCTCAAGAATTTGGTTCAGCAAGAAATCCAGCACATCCATTTATGCGCGTTGGTTTGGAAGCGGCAAGCCCAATGATATTAGAAAGCCTAGGAAAAATTCTTTCTTACCGGATTGACAACTACAAGATGAGATATTTAGGTTATTAAACAAGGACAAAACATGACACGATTGACAGATGCTTTTGGCGAAAAGTACAAAGAAAACAAAAACAAATTATTTACTCGCAAATTTGATTTAGGCGGTCACACTTTTAAAGTGCGTATTCCTTACGTTCACGAATCAGATGAGATTTACAAACGCATCAACGAACCAGATGCAACGCGCATAGAAGATGCTTATAAACAAATTACTGAACCGTTAATGGCATTCAAAGACACTGATGCTGGCTTTGTTTTTACTGATGATGATGTGCAAATTGAAGGCCGTTCAATGCGTGAAGCGGCAAAACAAAAAATTCAAGTTGAAATAAAAATAACCGAATTCATTAAATTGCTTGTGCCAGAACAAGATGGCGCATCGCTTGATGATTTGACATATCAAGAAATTGAAGCTGAATTTCCAATGGCTGTGCAAATGCAATTGGTGGAAAAAATCACCGAAGCAATCAGCCCGACATACAAGGAAACAAAGGGAAACTGATTGGCTCATTGAGAGGTCAAGTCATCACCGCGATGATTTTCAATGGGCATACACATGAAACAATAGCGGAACTGGACGATGTGACAATGGCTCAATTACAGACAATGTACGCAGATGGTTTGGTGGGCAATCAAGGTTTGCTTAACATCCTTGGAAGCCTAACCAATGGCGTGTTTAATTACATGAGGTCAAGCAATGCGCCAGCTTATAAACTAGCCAACATTCTTGGTAATGCGTATGATTACCTGTACCCGCCATTGACTGAAGAACAGAAAAAACAGCAAGCCAATGAGCAATTGCTGATGTTCATGAGTCAAGCACCGGGCTTTTCACACGATAAATTCGGGATAAAACATGGCGAATAATGTCGGTCGTTTAGGCGTTGTCCTTGGTTTAAATTCAGCCGAATTCGTTGCTGGAATTGAAAACGCAAGCAAAAAATTAGAACAATTTGCAGACAAAGCAATTATGGCTGGCAAAAATGCCGCAATTGCATTAACTGCGGCGGCTGCGGCATCATTGAAATATGCTGATGACATATATGAAACTGCCAAGGCAAATGAAGTTGCTATAGACACCATTGTCAAAATGAAATTGGCTTTAAATCAGTCAGGCGGCGCGGCAGAAAACGCAACAAAATTTATGTCATCTTTTACCGCTTTTGTGGATAAGGCGGCTGGTGGTTCTTTTGAAGCGCAAAAAACATTTCAAAAATTAGGTATTTCATTAAAAGACATTGGCACTATGTCAATGGATGCTTTGCTTGCCAAAACGACTGCTGGATTGGCTCAACAAGCGGATGCCATTACCCGCAATGCAATGGCTATGGAAATGTTTGGTAAATCAGCCAAAGGCGTTGATATGCTGGATTTTACAGATGGCATGGCGGCAACCAATAAAGTTACCGATCAACAAATAAAAGGCATTCAAGAAGCTGGCAAATTTTTTGATTTGTTGGGTAAACAAGCGCACAACACCGCAATGACGTTTACTGAAATACTTGCGCCAGCAATGACCAAAATCAATGAATTGCTTGATGGTTATGTAAACAAAAACAGAGGTGTAATTGATACGCTTCATGATGCGTATAACAAATTTTTCCCCGGCATGATTCGTGAACGTTTGCCGTTGTACATGAGAAAAACGCCCGGCGGTGATCGTGGCATTGGTTTTCCCATTGATACAGAAGATGCGGTTAGAGAAACAAAAAAAGGGCGCGATCCAGAAGAAGAACGCCAAAAAAGAATTCTTGAGCAAAGAAGAAAATTCACCGAAGAAATAATGAAAGAGAATGAAAGGGTTGCTGAAAAACGTTATCAAGCATCAATTAAACAATTGGATGCAGATGCAAAAATAATGCACCTTGAAGAACAGCACCAAAGCCTTTTGGAAAGCAACGCGCTGGCATATCGTGAAAGTGAACGTGTTCAAAATAAGCAATTGGATAATGAACGTGAATTATTTCTTGTTGGTACGCAATACAAAGATTTGAAAGCATACGAATTGAAATATGCTCAAGATATTGTGGCGATTCGTCAAAAATATGCAGAACAAGAATATCAAATCAAAATGTTAGCAAACGAACAAAAACTTTCAGCAGAAGAAGAAAAAATTGCCATTCAAAACAATAATGAATTGCGCCAAAAATCTATTGATCAAGCGCGTGAAGTTTTGGAAGTATCACGCAAAGAAACAGAGGGATATTTTAATGAGGGCATAGCTAAAGGCTTCCAAGAATATGTGCGTTCTATTCCAACTGAATTGCAAATGGGACAGCAAGCGTTTATGTCTGTCATGAATAATATGGATGCCGCATTGCAAGATTTTGTTCGCAATGGAAAATTTAATTTCAAAGATTTTGCAAGAAGCGTTATTCAAGATTTGATGCTTATTCAAATGCGTATGCAAATGATGGGCTTGATGAAAATGGCATACAACGCATTGGGCGCGGGAGAAACACCTGTTAATTTAGGCGGCATGGGTTCAGCTTATGGTGGCGGCATAGCGGGTGCATTTGCTGATGGCGGTAGTCCTCCTGTGGGTGTTCCATCTATTGTTGGTGAACGTGGCCCTGAATTGTTTATACCGCGTTCCGCTGGCACAGTCATTCCAAACAATCAACTTGCCAACGCAATGGGCGGTGGTCAGACTGTTAACTACAATGGCCCATACATTGCAAACATGAGTGCCATTGACACTCAAACAGGTGTTCAATTTTTGGCGAAAAACAAACAGACAATTTGGGCTTCGTACCAATCAGCAAATCGTTCAGTTCCAGTATCGAGGTAAAACATGGCAGTTCCAAATACATTTGCTTCAGCAACGTCACCGATTCCACTTGCAAATCTGGATGCAAACTTTGCCTACTATGATGCGGCACTTAGCGCATCAGGTGCAAACTTAGTTTTCCAAGGGTTGCAAGCCACTAAACAAACTGCG